CCTTAATATTGATGTGGCTGCACGAGACAAACCACCGATTGTGTGTAAAAGACCGAAACCATAAAAACCAAAACCTGGTAAAAATTTAAAATGTACAAAGTATTGTCTCTTACGTTTTAACGGATCTTGCTCTCTAAAGTTTCTAACCACTGATAAAACTTTGCCAGAAGTTTGATCAAGGGTAACAATATAAGGGAGCATAATACCCGAAGGCTGCCCTTGAGAATCCCTATCTTCAAAACCTTCCAAGTCCAAATCCACATGGATTTCAAGTAAGGTGTAACTATCATCTGAGTAATTTGGATATAATCCTTGAAGCTCATTAGTTGTTTCTTGGATAGATCCTTCATCTTCTCCAGAATCTGTAGCAGATAACTCCACATCTTTATATACTCCAGCGACTTGTAGTTTACGAATTTCATTGTAACTCATTCGCACCATATGTGTCACTCTTTCTGCTGTTCTTATGTCAGAGGCAGAATAAGGCACAATCAAATCTTCGGCTGGTACGAACTTTGATACAGCTCTCTGTTTAGTTGGATCAAAGTAAACTTTCTTAAATGTAGAACCAGTAAGTGGTAAATAAAATAACATTTGATCTGTGTCTTGATCGTACTCTTCCATGACTTCCATGACTTGAAAGTTCATGTAGTCTTTTATTCTCTGTGCTTGATCTTCTGTTTGTTTTGTTGGCACACCTAGTATTTGTGTTTTTACTGGACCACCAGCTGGTAACATTTCTTTATAGGCTTGAGCTTGAAACTGCGTTGTAGCTTCTGACAATAACGGATGTGTCACACCACTTGCACCAAGAAACGGATCACTTCTATCTTCGTAATTTATACCAAGTAAGTTTAGTCCTTTGGCTATCGCTTCTTCCCAATCTGATCTTGAGTCTAAATCTTCTTTGACCTTGGCTTGTAACTCAGAGGCAAGAGAAGCTAAATCACCCTCATCCATAACTTCTGCAAGATTAGCTCCATGATTGTAGACCTCTGGTTCGATAACTGGTTCTTCACCAGTGTCGAGTTCTACACCCTCTGGTAATTCTTCTACGTCATCTTGTATTTCTAAAGCAAGTTCCTCTTCTATTGTTCTAGGTGCTCCACCTGCTCCTGCAGCTTTTTCTACCATTTGTGGTAGATCTCTAGTTTCTTCTGCCATTAGCCTGCCTTTCTTCTAAGGTCTATATAACCACCTTTTGCTCTAAAAGTAAACTTTCCTTCTGCTAGTCTTCTTCCAGCAGAGCCTGGTGATAAATCAATAACTCCTTGTACTGGTCTTCTCAGAGATAGTCTATTGAAATTTGGATCGTTAAAATTTTTAAAAGTAAAAACTCTATCTCTATCTACACCCGCACCAGCCCTTTCAAATCTTTCCATTATATCTTGTAGCACTGTGCCATATGTTCCCATACCAAAGGTTCTCTTGGTGGATTCATTACGCAAACTTCCATCTTCTAAAAATCTAGGATGATATAAATCTAGTCTATGAGGGAATATAATACCTGATATTGGTTTGCCATATAACCTCTCAAATCTAGGATCTGTAAGATTATGTATTAGACCGTGCATCATTCCTCTAGCTGCTTGTGTCATTGTGCCAGTATGTGGGTATCTCGTGTATACGTTATAACCACCTCGTACTGCCGAAGTAAGATGATTAATAAGTCTTTGTGCAGCTTCTTTTAATTCTTCTGGAGAGTAATTATAATCTTTTGCATGATCCTCTATAAAATCATTGAGCTTTTTAAATCGTCTCTCTATCTCTTTATTGTGATCTTCTCCAACTTCGTTCTCTTCAAATATTTTTTTAGCCTCGCCTCTTTTATAGACAAGTTGATCTGCTCGCTTCTGCAAGCTATCTGCTCTTTCTTTATCTCCTTGCATATATCCTCGATAGGCTTGAGTTGTAAAAAGCTGATAAAAATTACCCACTGTTGGATCAGTATCTGATGAATAGTTGTGATCTCCATCTTCAAACGGCATAGGTTTCAATCGTTCTCTTATCTGAAAAAATCGTCTAGCAACCTCATCATTTTTGTATTTAAACTTTTCTAGAACAGAAAGACTCTTTTTTAATTCTTCTTTAAGACCATCAATCTTTAATGAAACAGGACTAATTCCTTGTTTCTGTCTATTTAATATAGAATTCATTAATAATTTTTTCTTAAGTTTATCTGGATTGTCTAATCCAAGTTGTTTTGAGTATTTCTCTAACACCATTTCTCCCACAGTGTGTCTGGTATCTTTCATCAATCGATCCATGTATTCTCTGTACGAACCATCTTCTGGCACAAAACCTATTTCATCTGTTACTTCATCAATAGCATCCGACAAAAATTTTTCTGCATCTTTTAATACAGTTGCAGGCATACTATCTTTTATTTGCTGTGTAACTTTTTCAAAAAAAACTGAAGATGGACTTGCTTTTATTGGATAAGAAGCATCACTTAATGGATCTATGTCTTTGTTATAAAGAGAAAGCTCACTGTCTAGACCAGTCATATCAATATTTTCTTCTATAATTCTTCTGGTATCTATTCTCTCTAATGCTTTTTTATGCTTTCTTACTAACTCAGAAGCAGTTTTATGTTTAACAAAATCCAGTGCTTTTTCATTTATAGCCTCGTGCATAGCATCTTTAACAGCTAGGTTGAAAGCCATTTCAAAAGCATCCCTTGCTTTATCTATGTCTGTTGGTAAAACATTACCGTAAAAACTACTTCTGCTAGTTTCATTAATACCATACAAACCACCAAAACCCTTCTTAAGATCTCTTGCGTCATAATCTCTAACGTCCTCTGGGCGAATACCTGGTCTGCTTCCGTCTGTCATATATCTTAGTATGCTAATTGCATCGTCTCTGATTCTCTCAACTGGATCTGTATCAAATGATTCACCTGGATTATAAAAGTTTGTCATAAGAAGTTCTTTTTCAGTCCGACCATGATTATATGTTTTTGAACGAGCTGTATATTGTCTACTTTCGCTTAAACCTGGCACTCCTGAATTTGATAAATCAAATGCGTCTTTTGATGCAAACGGCATGTGTTTCATAATTAAACCAAAAACATCTTTGTTTCTTTCGTATAGGTGTATGTCGTCTGGAGCAGTAATTGTGTTCATCTTCTGTTGATGATCATTCTGACTTTTAAAACCCATCTCATTAAGTTTGTCTAACATCTTACTTCCAGATAAAAACTTTTTTAGGGCAACAACTCCTTGGTCTGTAAATATTTGAGTGCTTGTAGGACCAGGGTCTAACATTCTGTATCGATCTGTAAATTTTACGTCAGATACAGCACCATCGTTATTTCTTCCTCCTAACTCCCCTGCGGTATTATTTGCAGTACCATAAAACTCTCGTATAATTTCTCTTCCAAAAAAATCTCTCGGCACACCATCTGTAGGAAAACCCATGTCTCCAAATCCTGCTACTGCTGGATTAAGAGGATCGTCAAACCCCGCTCTTGATTTTTTAGCTAAACGATAGGGTTCATCATATCTTTTTAAAACAAATGCCTCGGCACTCGTTATTACGCCTTCATCACGCAAATCATCTGGATCAAAAAATTCCTCTCCAGTTTTATCCTTTACCTCGTTTTCAATTGCCTCTGCCATCTCGCTTGCAAAAGCTCCATAGTCTGCATCTGACCACAAAGTTCTTTCAACCATTTCATCAAATGCAAATAATGTTTGATCTGGGTCTATCTCTTGACGAAAGCTAAATTGTCTTGGTCGAGTTCTCGAACCAGGTGGAAGTGTACCAGCAACATTTGATGGCATCGGGGTTGCCAATGGTTGCAAAAAATTCTGCTCTTTTTTTCTTAAAGTTTTAAATACTTTTTCCATACGAGGCACTATAAACTTTTGAAAAGTCTTTAAGTCTTTAAGTCCCATACTCGCAAACTTCGTTGCTTCTTGTGGTGCAACTGTGCTTAAAGTAAAATTTTGAATTTGCTTATTTATACCTGTTATTTCTTTATCAACATAATCCATCGTCTTTTTGGCTTCTTCCATCTTTTTTCTTCTGACTTCAATGTCTGTTGCAAATTGAGAAGGAGCATCTTTATCTGGCATGTCAGCATCCATTTGATCTAACACATGTATCTTGTTTTTTTCACTTGGCGATAGAAAATTGTGTTTTTCTAAAGAGTCTCTTGTTCGCCTAAGATTTTTAACTGGTCTTTTATCAGAAAAAGAAGTTCCGCCTAACAACGCTGCTTTTTTTGTGAGATAAGGATCGTTTCCGTCAAGTGCTGAGTCGATTGCACCAGATAATAGTTTTGGTACACCACCAAGTGGTAACGCTATGTCATACTCTGGTTTAGAAAAATCCAGTAAGTTTTCCATAGTTCTTGTGACATCTGTCTGTGTTTCTTCTAATATGGCATAAAGTTTATCGTCTAATCCCTCAACAACCGAAGCTCTGGTATACGCAAAACCTTTATTATAATAATCATGTGGTAAACTTAACTGGTTTCCAAAACCTTGATCTTTTAGTTTTTCTTCTATTGTTTTGTTACCTGAACCTACATCTGTTCTTTGACTGTACGCTTTTATAATCGGACTATTTGTTAACACACCAGCATCAACTCGGTCTTGATCTGGATTTTTAGCCACGATAGCAATACTATCTATTAGTGCTTTTTTACCAGTCGGCATACCAGCCGCGGGCGATTGTCCTCTATTATTTAAAACAGACTGATTATTTTCAGGGTACAAAGGATCTCCATTTGCCGTTGCAAAAGAATTAAAAATTCTTTGTGTGGTCTGTAATGTATTCTGTAATTCTGGTGTAACTAAACCTTGAGCTAATCCTGGATTAGCCATAATCTCACCTTGTGATAAAGGTGAAACTGTAAAGGGTGGAGCGGCTACATTTCTGTTAAGATCACTTCTAACTTCAAATGTAACATTAGGTCGCATCCTATCAAACTCATGGAGAATCTCTTGCATTGTCTTTGTTTCATTATAGTTTCTTGCAAGATACTCTTCCAAGCCAGACATGAACGCCTCGCCACCTTTGTTGTGGGTAATTCTTTCTAAACTTTGAGCCTCGTTATCAAACCTAGATTCTACTTTTCTTATTTTTGTAGGCACTTCAATTTTAACACCTAGCTCTTCTATCTCTGGAATCTTAGAAAAATCTGGTGTCTCTCTAACTTTGGTATTACCTTTTTTATCTAGTATTGGTTTACCCTTATCATCTAAGATAGGAGTTCTTAATTTAGGTGCGTTTCTAATCAATTCACCAAATTGTTTCTTTTGCTCTGGAGTTAAATCATCTTTTGGTTTGTATCTTATTTCTTTTGCTTCTACAAAATCAACTGTAGGTCTAGCTAAAAAACCAACAGATCCGTCTCTTTGAGAATCTTGAGCAAGTAAATCTTCGTATAAATCTGATACCTTGATAGGAGTTTTTATGCCAACTTTGTTGGCAAACTTAACAAGTTTAATTCTTAACGGAGAAACAACTACGTTTGCATCGCCTCTATTTCTTTCTTTGTTTTTTGCAGCTTTTAACCCTTTTTTTAAGTAACCTTCCATTACCATTTCTCTAGGACCTACAGACGAACTGATATTGGCAGGCATTATACCTTTTTGTTTTTCGAGATCACTTCCTATGTACCCATCGTCTTTAGACAAGAGCTCGTCTGTGTCTCTCATGGCTTTTTGTTTTATTTCTTCTTTCTCATCGTCTGCTTCTTTTTGAGCTAACTCATTTCCAACAGATGGACCTGTAAGTTCTGGACTAAAGAAGAACTGATCTTCATCTAAATTAGTATCATTCTCAGATTTAACATCTTGATTATCTTCAACTTTTTCTGCAAATGTACGAGGATCACCGCCACCAGTTCCTCCACCTTTTATTTCGTTAAGTAAAATTTCAGCACTAGTTGGTGGTACATCGTCCACTTTCATAGGAAGATTAGATAAGTTACCAGCTAATTGAATTGCGAATTGTTGAGAAGGATTCATGCTACCGTTTTTAAAAATATCTCCTACGAGATCCACGACTCCAGGTGCTTGTCTTAATGTTTCAATGCCCGTGGTCACTGTGCCACCCATCGTGCCACCAAGTACAACACCCTCTAATAATCTATCTGCAATCTGCTCACCAGTATATTCACCACCAGTCAAGGCAGTTGATCCCATGACCACGCCCTCTTGAAGTCCTTCTGTAGCACCCTCAAAAGCAACAGACTTACCAATACGCTTTCCTATTTCTTTTGCAGCACTAACTTTACCAGCTTCTCCAAGTCTTTTGATAAGTTGTTTACCAGTTATAGATAATAATTCGTCTTTTGGAATGACTTTACCAGCACCAAAACGATCAAGAATCGACATGATTGTACCAGCACCAATGGCTACTGCTTCGTTATACGAGCCAGTTTTTTGCTCCATTTCATCTGCAACTTCACCAGTGGACATGGCAATGTTAGTTAAAATAGTCGTGCCACCAAGTAACGCTGCGGCTGGGACACTGAACGGTGCAGTCAAAGCTGCTGCTAAACCACCACCGATTGCAACACCACTTGTTGCAATATTCTCCCCAGTCTTTTCTGCAATCCAACCAACGGCATCAGAAAGACCACCTTGTTGGTAGGCTTCACGAAGTCCCATTGTATATTCTGGTTGGTAGTTACCCTCTCTAATATCTTGATCTTGTTTTTCTACTAACGCTCTACCGTATTCTTCAAGAGTTGTAATACCACCTCTTTTACCAAAGACTTCAAGACCTTTACCAAAAAGCCTTTGTGCTTGGTCTATACTATATTGAAAAGCAGTATCTGACATTAAGTAATTCTCGTTGTTCTTTTCTTTCCTGGTAGCATAGCATCAGAAAAGCGATTTGTCACAGTATATCCACCGTTCTTTCTCTTCAAGTTCTTTTTGTCCAACAAAAATTGTTGTTGTATTTTTATAATAGCATCATCCATCGCTCTACCAGTAGGCATTACAATTTTTCTAGGTGGCTTCACAACTTTCTTTTGCTTCGGTGGAATGTATGGTCTTGTTCGTGGACGACCTCTGTTTTTTGGTGGAGGTGGTGGACCTTGTACTGGCTTACGACCTACCTTTTTCTTTTCTACTTTTTTAGCAAAAGGATGTGGAACATCCACACCTAGTGTCTTTGTGAATTTTCCCTTTGGTCTGCCTACCATTAGTAATATTCCCTTCGTGATCGAGGATACCAATCCTCTCCTTCGTCTTCGCCATCAAGTGTGACAAAGCCACCTTGTCTAAATCTCATAACAGCCATTGTCATACTATCACAATAGTCATCATGGTCGCCATTTGGAAAAGATGC